TTTTGCTATCGGTGTTGGCGGTGCTCTTGCTGGTCGAGGCGCTGATCTGTTCATTATTGATGATCCCCACTCAGAACAGGAAGCTAAACAAGGTCGCGCAGACGTTTTTGAACCGGCTTGGGAATGGTTCCAGTCAGGCCCGGTCCAACGACTAATGCCGGGTGGCGCGATCATCGTGGTGATGACGCGGTGGTCGAAGATGGACTTAACCGGCAAAATCGTGGATCACATGACCCGCGAAGATGGGGCAGATCAGTGGGAAGTGGTCGAGTTCCCTGCCATCCTGAACGACAAACCGCTATGGCCTGAGTTTTGGGGTATCGACGAGTTATTGGCTAAAAAGGCCAGTATGGATGTGCGGTATTGGCAAGCCCAGTACATGCAGGAGCCGACTTCGGAGGAAGGCGCACTCATCAAACGAGAGTGGTGGCAGGTGTGGGACCGCGAGAATCCCCCGATGTGCGAGCACATTATTATGACGCTCGACGCTGCCCAAGAGAAAACCAACCGGTCGGACTACAACGCCCTGCTCACGTGGGGGGTTTTTAAGAATGAAGAGACTCAGAATTACAACATTATCCTATTGAACGCGATCAAAGAGCGGCTTGAGTTCCCGGAGTTAAAGGCGCTTGTCCTAGAACAATATAAGGAGTGGAACCCGGACACGTTCGTCGTTGAGAAGAAATCCAACGGCGCGGCGCTGTATCAGGAGATGCGGCGGATGGGTGTGCCGATTGCGGAATTCACCCCCGGCAAGGGACAGGATAAAATCTCAAGAGTTAATGCAGTCACTGATCTGTTTTCTTCCGGTATAGTTTGGGTACCCGACCGCCGATGGGCGTGGGAAGTGGTTGAAGAATGTAATGATTTTCCAAGTGGTACCCACGACGACTTAGTGGACGCCACGACTTTAGCCTTGCTCCGGTTCAGGCAAGGCGGCTTTATTCAGCTTCCGTCTGACGAACCGGAACCGACCCGGTGGTTCAAGAGCCACCGTCGTGAAGGATTTTATTAGGAGAACTTAGATGGCCGTCGATAAAAGTTTGATGGAGGCTCCCCAAGGTATCGCGGCTATGGCTGCGGAGATGGAGCCGATTGAGATCGAGATCGTGGACCCGGAAGAGGTCAAGATCGGTGTCGATGGGATGATGATTGAGTTCGAAAAGTCTGAGCCACGCGCTGAGGACTTCGATGCGAACCTCGCTGAGTATATGGGCGAGAATGATCTTCAGAGCCTTGCTTCTGAATTGATCGGGCAGTACGAGGGTGACCTTGCAAGCCGCAAAGATTGGCTTGATACGTATGTAAAAGGACTAAAGATCCTCGGCATTCGTTACGAGGAGAGAACAGAGCCGTGGCCGGGTGCGTGTGGTGTGTTCCACCCACTCTTGATGGAGAGCGCGGTTAAGTTTCAGTCCGAGACGATTATGGAGACTTTCCCCGCGATGGGGCCGGTCAAGACCAAGATCGTTGGCAAGGAGACGGCAGAGAAGAAGGATGCCGCCATTCGCGTTGCGGATGACATGAATTTCCAACTCACCGAGGTGATGAAGGAGTACCGCCCGGAGCACGAGCGAATGCTGCTGTCGATGGCCTTGGCGGGTAATGCGTTTAAGAAGATTTACTTCGACCCGTCATTGGGTCGTCAGACCGCTGTCTATATCCCAGCCGAAGATATCGTGGTGCCGTACGGCGCTGCTAACTTGGAGACGGCTGAGCGTGTTACGCACCGGATGCGTAAGACGAAGAATGAACTGAAGAAGCTTCAGTACGCTGGGTTCTACCGAGATGTGGACCTTGGCGAACCGATCCGTGTGATGGACGAGGTTGAGAAGCAGAAAGCCGAGGATCAGGGCTTCAGTGCTTCGATGGATGACCGGTTCCAGTTGCTTGAGATGCACGTGAACCTTGACCTGCCGGACTACCCGGATGTGGACGAGGAGAACCACGAGACCGGTATAGCATTGCCTTACGTGGTCACTATTGAGAAGGGGACAGGAACAGTTCTAGCCATTCGGCGGAATTGGAGAGAAGACGATGAACTCAAAGCCAAGCGACAGCACTTTGTTCATTATGGTTACATCCCCGGCTTCGGGTTCTACTACTTTGGTCTCATCCACCTTATCGGCGGACACTCTAAGGCAGCTACATCGCTTCTTAGGCAGCTTGTCGATGCTGGAACACTCAGCAACTTACCGGGTGGTCTCAAGTCACGCGGGCTTAGAATTAAGGGAGACGATACGCCTATTGCTCCGGGAGAATGGCGAGACGTAGACGTACCGAGTGGCGCTGTGCGGGATAACATCCTGCCGCTTCCGTATAAGGAGCCAAGCCAAACTCTGTCCTTGTTGATGGACAAGATCATTGAGGAAGGTCGCCGCTTCGCTGCGGTATCGGATCTTAAGATCAGTGATATGTCAGCTCAGGCTCCGGTCGGTACGACGCTCGCTATTTTGGAGCGTGTATTGAAGGTGATGTCGGCTGTTCAGGCCCGCATCTACTACGCGATGAAGCAGGAGTTCAAACTCCTCGCAGGGATCATCCGAGACTATACGCCAGAGGAGTATAGCTACGAGCCAGAAGTCGGTAATCGCCGTGCGAAGAAGGCTGATTACGATGATGTCGATGTCATCCCGGTATCCGATCCGAACGCGGCAACGATGTCGCAGAAGGTCGTGCAGTATCAGGCTGTCATGCAGTTGGCCCAAGCCGCCCCGCAGTTGTACAACCTCCCGTACCTACATCGCCAGATGATTGAGGTGCTTGGGATCAAAAATGCGGACAAGCTTGTGCCGATGCCGGACGACCAGAAGCCGCGTGATCCGGTCACAGAGAATATGGACGCAATGACGGGCAAGCCCCTGAAGGCGTTTATCTACCAAGATCACGAAGCACACATCGCTGTGCATATGGCGCTTGGTCAAGATCCGAAGATGGCTGCAATGATTGGGCAGAACCCGATGGCGCAGCAGATCACGCAGTCTCTTCAAGCTCACATTATGGAGCACGTGGCGTTCCAGTATCGCCGCGAGATCGAGAAGCAGTTGGGGGTCAGTCTCCCACCGCTTCCGCAAGACGACAACGAAGAGTACGACATGCCTCCGGAGTTGGAGGTGCAGTTGGCGCAGATCAGTGCCGCCGCCGCTGCGCGACTCTTGCAGAAGGATCAGGCCGAGATGCAGGCACAGCAGATTGCTCAGCAACAGCAAGATCCGCTTGTTCAGATGCAGATGATGGACCTCCAGATCAAGCAGATGGAGGCCGAGACAAAGAAGATGAAGGCTCAGATGGAGATGCAGGTAAAGCAGGAAGAACTGCGTCTCAAAGAACAGCAGAACATCATCACTGCGGCAGCCAAAGAAGACGAGCTTCGCCTACGCGAGGCAGAAATCTCTGGTCGTCAGCAGCTTGATGCAGCCCGTCTTGGCTCAGACATTGAGAAGCACAAGGCGCAGGAATCCAACAGGCAGCAGCTTGAAGGAACGAAACTCGGTGTTGAGATTGCGAAGGCAAAAGACCAAGCCGCGCAGCGCAGCATCAATCCGATGGCTACTAGCCCTCGGTCGAGAAAAGGTCCCAGTCCGGGAGGTAAGTGAGGATAGGTAAATGGCATACGGCAACGCTCTTGAGTACTTGGAGTCAAAACTCCAAGAGGAGCGCACTTTGATTGTTGAAGCCCTCATCCAAGGCAAATTGGACGAAGGTGAATACAAACGACTTTGCGGGGCACTTCAGGGTCTCGACCTCGCAAAGAACCATATTCGAGATCTTGCAAAACGCTTGGAGCGCGACGATGAGTAATATCGACATTGAAAAGACGCAGGAGGAGGCAAAGAAAGCCTCTCAACTGCCAGACCCAAAAGGGTACCGAATCCTCTGTGCGGTACCGCACGTAGAGGAGGAATACGAAGGCGGCATCATTAAAGCCGAGGACACCAAGAGGACGGAGGAACTGACCACGGTCGTCCTATTCGTCATCAAGATGGGTGACCTTTGCTATCAGGATAAGGACCGCTTTCCAACTGGCCCGTGGTGTAAGGAGGGTGACTTTGTGTTGACCCGCCCCTATGCCGGTACCCGGTTGGTCATCCACGGACGAGAGTTCCGCATCATCAACGACGACACGGTGGAAGCAGTAGTAGACGATCCCCGTGGCATTCGTCGCGTGTGAGGTAAAACATAATGGCTATTGAACAAGATGAATTTAAGTTCCCCGACGAACTTGAAGCCGAAGCAAAAACTGAGCAAAATCAGGAAGTTAGCGACGAGATTCAAGTAGAAATCGAGGACGATACACCCCCTGAAGACCGAAACCGTAAGCCGCTACCGAAGGAGGTAGTGCAGGAACTGGAAAAGGACGACCTTGAGGACTATTCCGAGAAGGTTAAGAAGCGCCTATCTCAGATGAAAAAGGTCTGGCACGACGAACGTCGTGAGAAAGAACGTGCCGTACGGGAGCGAGAAGAAGCTGTACGTTTTGCCCAAGCACGTGAGCAGGAGATCAAGCAGCTTAGAGAGCGGGCCGAGGTGTCTAAAAAGGCCATGCTCGACCACGCTATGAATGCTGCAACGGTTGAGTTGTCCGTCGCCAAGGACAAACTTAAGCAGGCGTACGAAAGTGGTGACTCGGCATTAATTACAGATGCTCAGGAAGCCCTGACAGACGCAAAGTTAAAGATTCAAAATATCTCTCGTATAAAACCCTCTTTACAACGCGAAGAGGAAAGAGTAGAACAGAATCAACAGGTAACGACGCCCCAAGTTTCTCAGGCTCCGCAAGCTGATCCAAAGGCAGAAGCGTGGCGAGAGAAAAATACTTGGTTTGGTGTGGATGAGGAGATGACCGCCCTCGCACTCGGCCTGCACGAAAAACTGGTCCGGAGCGGCGTAGATCCTAACTCAGATGAGTATTATCGCCGAGTCGATGACACTATGAGGAAGCGATTCCCCGAGTCATTTGATGATGTCGAGGAAGAGCCGACTCAAACGAAACAGGCCCAAAAGCCTGCTCGCACAAAACCAGCTACTGTTGTGGCACCAGCTACGCGGGCAACCGCGCCGCGTCAGGTCCGCCTGACACCGACTCAAGTTGCAATTGCCAAGAAACTTGGACTGAGCAACGAACAGTACGCACGTGAACTTATGAGACTGGAGAACGACAATGGCTGAGAATAGATTGACTCGTGAAGTTGAAAATCGAGAGTCAGCGCAACGCAAAATGGCGTGGACTCCCCCTCAAACGCTTCCTGAACCGGAGGCTCAAGATGGTTGGGTGTTCCGCTGGATCCGGACAAGTATTATGGGTCAAGCAGATCCCTCTAATACGTCTGCAAAATTCCGGGAAGGTTGGGAGCCGGTTAAGGCTTCTGAACAACCCAAATTGATGATGCAAGCTGATCCCAATAGTCGTTTTAAAGACAACATTGAGATTGGCGGGTTATTGCTCTGTAAGGCTCCGGCTGAGTTAATGGGCCAGCGTGACAGCTACTACGCTAAGCAGGCT